ATCAGTGACACGCATATCAATTCTAAATACACTCAACTTACATATCTTCAAAAATTTTATGAAATTTGTTCTCAGAGAGGAATCAAAGATATCTATCATGTTGGGGACATCGATGAAGGCGAACAAATGCGTACCGGTCATCAGTATGAATGTTACACGCAAGGTGCTGATGATCATATAAGCGAGATTGTAGCTAACTATCCTTGTCTTGATGAAATCGTAACACATTTTATTACTGGAAATCACGACTCTAGTATTTATAAAAGATGTGGCGTTGATATTGGCGAGATCATCGCCATGAAACGAAAAGACATGAAGTATCTTGGAAGAGACTGCGCAAGGATTGAGATCACTCCAAATTGTATTCTTGAATTGCGACATCCTTGGGATGGAACGGCTTATGCATTGTCTTATAAACCACAGAAGATGATCGATGGAATGGAAGCCGACAGCAAACCTAACATTTTAGCTATCGGTCACTACCATAAACTTGAATATCTGTTTTATAGAAATGTGCATTGTTTTCAGGCTGGATGCTTTCAAACACAAACCCCATTCACGAGAGGAAAAGGTATTAGCGTTCATCTTGGAGGATGGATTATAACTGTCGAGGTTGATAAAAGAGGTTATATTCAGAGGATCGTACCTGAGATGATTCCGTTTTATAAAGGCATTAACTCGGATTACAAAAACTGGAATCAGAGTTCAAATGATTAGAACATATTCCGATCTATCCAGACTAAATACTTTTGAGGATCGATATCAATATTTAAAACTGAATGGCTCTATTGGAGAAGAAACCTTCGGATTCGATAGGTTCATCAATCAGAACTTTTATAAATCGCCCGAATGGAAAGCTGTTCGGGATTTTGTAATTGTGAGAGATAACGGTTGTGATCTTGGTGTAGAGGGTTATGAGATCCGAGGAAAGATATTCATCCATCATATGAATCCGATTCTACCAAAAGATATCGAGACTCGAAGCGAGTTTCTATTAGATCCAGAATATTTAATCTCTACCACCCACCCAACTCATAACGCTATTCATTATGGCGATGAAAGTCTGCTGATTCAAGCACCGATTGAACGAAGTAAAAATGATACTTGCCCATGGAGGCATAAATAAAAAAGGAGAATTACTATGGAGAGTATACTAACATCTATTAAGAAGATGCTCGGAATTGCGGAAGAGTATACACACTTCGATGCGGATCTAATAATGCACATCAATTCTGTGCTATCAATCTTAACTCAGATTGGTGTCGGTCCCTCCGAAGGTTTTTCGATCAAAGACAAATCATCTGTGTGGGAGGACTTTGTTCTAGAAAATTCAAAATTGGAATTAATAAAGTCTTATACGTACATGAAGGTAAAACTTCTTTTCGATCCTCCCCTTATCTCCGCCGTGATCGAGTCTACAAACCGAATTATATCAGAGCTTGAATGGAGAATTCAAGTTGCGGCGGATCCTGATGAATGAATCTGTTTTTAGATATGTTTTAAGTCGCTTATCTATTTTAACAGACGAAGAACTAGAGGAAATAGATTTCAACGCTGGTTTATCTGTTATTGAGAAAAATGATCTATCCCCAGATGACTACAACAAACTAAAAACTCTATTATTGAAAGGAGGAAAAATTTGAATATTCAAAAACAATTATCAATATCCCATCACGGCATTCTCGGAATGAAATGGGGCGTTCGAAGAACTCCTGCACAGCTAGCGAGAGCTAGAGGACATTCTACGACCGATGAGTCGCATGAAGATTACAAGAAGGCCCACACATCAAAGAGTATTAAATCTATGAGTGACGCCGAGCTTCGTAATCGACTAAATCGTATCCAGATGGAACGGCAGTATTCTCAATTATCCGAAAGCAACGTTAGCAAAGGTAAAGAGTATGCGGAAAAGATTATTAAAGCTGGAACAACCGTTGCGGTTGTTACTACTACTGCTCTTACTATTTATAATAATGTTGGTAAAATCAAGGCCATTCTTGAAAAAAAAGGATAAGGAGAATTGAGTATGGCATTATCAAACACTGCCGTTCCAAAATATTACGGCATGTTTAGAGATGCCGTTATCCGAGGGGAGATTCCTGTATGTAAAGAAATCTCTATGGAGATGAATCGTATCGATGATCTCATTGCCAACCCCGGGGTTTACTATGATGACCAAGCAGTCGAAGGTTGGATTAATTATTGCGAGTGCGAATTAACCTTAACCGATGGCGGAGACTTACACTTGTTAGATAGTTTTAAGTTATGGGGCGAACAAGTTTTTGGTTGGTACTATTTTGTTGAAAGAAGCGTTTACGAACCAAATCCAGATGGACACGGTGGACGCTACGTAAAGAAGACTATTAAGAAACGCCTAATTAATAAACAATATCTTATCGTTGGAAGAGGAGCTGCTAAATCTCTGTACGATTCCTGTATCCAATCGTATTTCCAAAATGTAGATACTACGACAACCCATCAAATCACAACTGCCCCAACAATGAAGCAAGCTGAAGAAGTGATGTCCCCTATTCGTACAGCTATAACTCGATCAAGAGGTCCTCTGTTTAAATTTCTAACAGAAGGCTCATTACAAAATACTACTGGAGCTAAAGCTAAACGAATGAAGTTAGCCTCTACAAAAAAAGGTATTGAGAATTTCCTTACCGGTTCTTTGATAGAAATACGTCCGATGTCTATTTCCAAACTTCAGGGATTAAGACCAAAAGTAGCCACTATTGATGAATGGCTTTCGGGAGACATTCGAGAGGACGTCGTTGGAGCCATTGAGCAAGGTGCTTCTAAAGTTGATGATTATTTAATAGTGGCAACTAGTTCGGAAGGTACGGTTCGTAATGGAAGTGGCGACACAATCAAAATGGAGTTAGCAGACATACTTAAAGGCGATTATGTTAACCCTCACGTTTCAATTTGGTGGTATAAACTTGATTCAATCGATGAGGTTTCAAACCCGGAGATGTGGTTAAAAGCTAATCCTAATCTTGGTAAAACAGTCACCTATGAAACATATCAGTTGGATGTTGAAAGAGCAGAAAAAGCTCCGGCAGCCAGAAACGATATTTTAGCAAAACGTTTTGGCATTCCCATGGAGGGTTATACTTACTACTTCACTTATGAAGAAACCCTTCCTCATAGAAAGAGGGACTTCTGGCAAATGCCTTGTGCGTTGGGTGGTGACCTCTCCCAAGGAGACGACTTTTGTGCATTTACATTTCTGTTTCCTTTATCTAATGGTTGCTTCGGTATCAAAACTCGAAATTATATATCTTCACTAACGCTAATGAAACTCCCTGCTGCCATGAGAATCAAATACGATCATTTCATGAAAGAAGGAAGTTTAATTGTCCTTGAGGGAACTGTTTTAGACATGATGGAAGTTTATGAAGACTTGGATAATCACATAAACGAATGTGGATATGACGTTAGATGTTTTGGTTTCGATCCATATAACGCAAAGGAATTTGTAGAGCGTTGGGAATCGGAAAACGGTCCATTTGGAATCGAAAAAGTTATACAGGGTGCAAAAACGGAGTCCGTTCCTCTAGGAGAGTTAAAGAAACTTTCTGAGGAGCGGATGCTTTTATTTGACGAAGAATTGATGAGCTTTGCTATGGGAAACTGTATCACACTTGAAGATACCAACGGAAATCGTAAATTGCTTAAAAAACGATACGAGCAGAAGATCGACGCCGTGGCCGCTATGATGGACGCTTATATCGCCTATAAATTAAATAAAGATGCTTTTGAGTAAAGGTGGTGATTAACATATGGATAATGGATTGGCCCATTTCGGCATTCTCGGCATGAAATGGGGTGTCAGACGCTACCAGAATAAAGATGGTAGTCGAACTGCTGTCGGAAAAATCAGATATGCAAAAGAAAGCAATAAGACCATAAAGAACATAAAGAACATAAAGAACATAAAGACAAAATCTGGAGATACGATAACTCTTTCAGAACAACCTTCTTCTAAGTTAGCTTCGTTTTTAGCAAAGTATTCGAAGAGAGCTGCCGCGGAGCAAGAAAAAACCGCTATATTTAACATCAAAGATCCTGATGGTAATACGGTCGGAGACATAACGTTATATAAAGAAGCACCAGATTCAATAAACGTTGTTTGGGTATCAACCAACGAATCTGTTAGGGGCCGTGGTTATGGTACAGCCGTCATGAAAGCAGCTATTCAAGTAGCAAAAGATACCGGAGCCAAACAAGTCACTTTAGAGGTTCCAGGTTCTTCTCCGGATGCTAAACATATTTATGACAAACTTGGTTTTAAAGAAGTTGCTTCTCCAGATAAAGATGTAAACGATGTCTGGGGTGGTTTGACAAACATGCGGCTAGACCTAAACGAGATGAAACATTCATTATCGCCAGGTGCTCTTGTGGACGTTTCGATGGATATTTCGAAAAAATATATGAGTTATTTGGTTACTGAGATCGATAAACTCGATACAGGAAATCATCATGCTGTTAATAAATCCGGTAAACTCAGTGCGGCTACCATTAATTCTTATAACAAAAAAATGGCTTCTCTAATGAACGAACAAGTTTCCGACTTAACATCACCATCTGGTAAAGTTGTGCGATTTGTAGCCAAACGAGGAGAAGTTGGAGTTTTCATGGCTCTTGCTGACCAAGGTTATAACATGAACCAACTTAAGAATGGAATTTATGATTCCGGAAAAGTCGCATACAAAAATACCGTTATTGATAAAATCGAAAACTAGAGGAGGTGATGACAAAAAAATGGAGGTAACATTGGGTACCAGACTAAAACATGCTTGGAATGCTTTTTTTAATAAAGACCCCACCGATTATTTTAAAAATGTTGGAACTGGTTATACTTATCGTCCGGATAGACCGAGACTAACACGCGGAAATGAGCGTTCAATAGTAACTTCAGTATACAATCGGCTTGCTTTAGACGCTTCTTCAGTTAACATTCAGCATGTAAGACTTGACGAAAACAATCGTTTCCTATCCGTCATCGATTCGGGGTTAAACGGTTGCCTCACCGTTGAAGCCAACCTTGATCAAACCGGAAGAGCCTTTATTCAGGATATAGTTATGTCAATGCTTGATGAAGGATGTGTGGCTATTGTTCCAGTCGACACAACCGATAACCCGGAGATTACCGGCTCTTATGATATTTACTCCATGCGAACCGGTCAAATTTTGGAATGGTATCCAAAACACATCAGGGTTCGGGTTTACAACGAACGAACCGGAAGAAAACAGGACATTCCACTAGCTAAAAACGCCGTAGCTATTATTGAAAATCCTTTGTATGCAGTTAT